TCGTTCTGGATCGCTGTCTGGTGCAACAGCAGTCGTCACCAATGACGCTCTCGGTGCCATTCTGTTTGAAGGCACTGATGGCACTGCAATGGTTGAAGCTGCTTCTGTCAATGCGGAAGTAGAAGGTACTGTTGCTTCTGGTGTGATGCCAGGGCGGTTAATCTTTAGTACCACTGCATCTGGAGCATCAAGTCCCTCTGAGCGTTTCCGTATTACAAGCGATGGCGTGCAGTGCTACAAACAATCTGCTCCAGACACTTATGCATCGGGAGTCACCCTTACTGCCGCCAATTTGAAGACTGGCATTGTTCAGTATTCTGGAGGCACTGCCACTCTCACTTTGCCCACTGGCAGTGGTGTTGAAAGTGGTTTTACTGGCATCTATACCAACATGACATTTGACTGGTCCGTTATTAACACTGGATCTGGCATTTGCACTGTTGGCAGTGGCATTGGTCATACAGTCACTGGTAGCGCTATTGTCTCTTCTGGTACGTCTGGACGATTTGCCACTCGACGGACCGCCGCCAACGTATTCGTAAGCTATCGACTGAGCTGATCATTCTTAGTTTCATTGGCGGTTTTCCGAAGAAACCGCCTTCTTTTTCATAGCTAAACTAACAACGACCATTCTTTTTGATCATGGCAATTACTTACACTTGGGCGGTGGCCAACATGGACCGCACGCTTTCAAATGGTTTTGTGGGAACTGTCCACTATACGATTTCTGCTAGTGATGGCACTTATGCAAGTTCTGCATATGGCAGTCTTGGTCTTGAGGCCCCCGAAGAGGAGGATGCTATTCCCTACGCTCAGCTCACGCCCGAAATTGTCACTGACTGGGTGAAGGACAAGTTTGGCGAGGAGAAAGTGCAGGAAATTGAAGATGCACTTGCTGCTCAAATTGAGCAACAGCGCACTCCCACTACGGGTGCTGGTGTGCCCTGGGCTAGCTAAACTCTTCTTTTCACCATCGTTCCATGGCAACAAAATCCAAGATTGGCATTAGTGGGCAGAAGCTGTTCACGCCTGGCAAGCCGAAGCGCACCACTCAGGGGCAAGGCAAAAATAGCAGGCCTAATCATGGACGCAAACAATTGCGTGGCCAAGGCAAATAATCAAGGGGCCAATTGGCCCCTTTTCTTTTAGCATTACAATTAAAGAAAAGCGTTATCATCGTGGGACAGATTATTGCGGGCGGTGAGCAATTTGAGACTCACATACAAGCAGATTATCGCGGACAGATTTTAAAGACTGGCCCCGATAGTGGTGCAGTAGATGCATTTGGCAGGGCTCGCACTAGTGCTCCTTATACGCTTTTTGATAGCACGATGCGCTATAACAAACGTCCTGACCAATGGTTTGATCGTATTTCTGGCGGAGGAGTGGTCACTTATTTGACCAATGAAAGCAGCACCGCATTGACGACTACCACTGCATCTGGCGACACAGTGCTGCGCAGAACTAAGCAATATTTCCCGTATCAACCAGGAAAGAGCATGATGATCATGCAAAGCTTTGCTGGCACCACGCCAACGGCAGGCCTCATTCAGGAAGTGGGCTTTTTCGATGATCAGAATGGAGTGATGCTTAGGGCAAGTGGCACTACGTTACAAATGGTAATTAGAAGCTCCACTTCTGGCTCCATTGTTGAAAACGTTGTCAATCAATCAGCATGGAATATCAACACTCTTGATTCATTAGATTTTTCCAAGGCTCAGATTTTCACTGCCGACCTTGAATGGCTTGGCGTGGGACGCGTGAGAGCAGGTTTTGTAGTCAATGGTGAAATCATTTATTGCCATGAATTTAATCATTACAACACATTGACTAGTGCATATATGACAACGGCTATTTTGCCATTGTCCTATCGCATTCACAATGCTTCTGTCCAAGCTTCGGGGCGCACCATGAAGCAGATTTGTAGCAGCGTACTGAGTGAAGGCGGGTACGAACCAGATGGCGCTGTGTATTCAGTAAATCACGATCTAAATTCTGTTCCAAACACATCTGGAGAGCGCATTACTGCGGGTATTCGCATGGCCAGTGGCCGCACTGGTAATGTCATTCTTCCCGTGAGGATTTCTACTGCCACTGCTTCTACCGACGTGGTATTGTGGCGCCTTCGTCTTAATCCCACCTTGAGCGGAGTGGTATGGAGTGCTGCGGACAATCAAAGGGGCAATGTGGAAGTGACAACTAGCGGCACTGCTACGGGCGGCACAGTGGTCGATGCAGGTTTTGTAAGCCAAGGCAGTGCTAATAATTACGACATCGCAGTGGCCATTCGTCTTGCCTTGGGGCAAAATGCTTCTGGGCTAAGTGACGAGCTTATCTTGACTGTTGACAGTTCCGTCAATGCCAAAGCTCTTGGCATGATTGGCTGGGTGGAGATCACTTAAGATATGGGGGCAATATGCCGCCCTCATGATTTCTCCTTTTGTTGCAGAAAGCGAATGGTACAAGCAGCAGACGGAGAGTCTCTCCGATATTCTTGCAGAACTGTTAACGGACGATGATCCCGCCATGGCCTGCAAAGCTCTTAGCGAAACCATTGCTTCGTGGGAAGATCACCACGAGAAGGAGCTTGCCAAATGGAAGCGCCTTAGGGCGCTTCTGGGCTTGGGAATTGATAGGTGATGCGAAGCTCTCCACCAAGGGCTTTCACAGCCTCGCTGGCATTCGCTGGCGGGGCTTTTTCAATGAGCACTGACGGAACAATGGCATCAGGAAGAGGCGTGATGGTAGCGTCAGGGAAAAGCTTATGAGCTTCTTGGGCTAATGCGTTTGCTTTTAATTCTCGCTCTTCTTGGCCCCATTGCTTGACGAACGTAGATGCCTGCTCGTCAATTTTCTCCATGACAATTTTTGTTTTCCATTCAGTCCAGTCTGGACGACAATATGCCATGAGCATTTTGAACCATGGCTTCAATGCAAGAGAGGGCTGCTTGGTAGCAGCCCATAAGCCAAGCTCATAGCAAAGAGCATTGAACCAAGATTGCTTGCTCATTTGGTATTTGCGAATGACGAATGATTAGCCTTCTTGGAAAACAGAAATGAAGACCGTGCCAGTTTTGGCGAGAGGTAAGATCTTATCGCGAAGATCAATGTTGTGACAACGCACACAACCATGAGTGGGAACAAGCGGCTGCTTAGGAGCCCATGCACCTGGCCAGCCATTAGCGCTTCCTCCACCATGCGCCATGATTCCGGCTCTGCTATTTCCAGCTTCTTGATTTTCAAGCTCTACCATGTCAAAACTGTACCAGCCATAAGCCATCAGAGTGCGATCATATGCAGGCTTGTCACCCACTTGCTCATAGTCTTTGTAGATGGCCCCAATCTTATACAGGCCTGGAGGAGTGTCCGAATTGGAAATCTTCCATTCAAAGTCGCTGTATTGTCCACGGGCCAGACATGGGATGGTCCACAAAAGCTTTCCTTCAAACGAGAAAGCTTTCATCGTCTCATTTGCATCGTTAACAATAAGATGGGAGTCGCCTTGTTTAAAGCCAAAATCTTGAGGGCGTTTCTTGGGACCGATCATGGTAATTCTTGTGGATTCTGGAGCATATTCCTTCATTAGGCTAGAGAGCTTTGCTGGATAATCGGGATCCGTAGCATAACTTTGCTCGCGAAGCATACGTGCTGCTGCATAGCGATTGGGGGCATGATTAACGCCCTTGAAATGGCGATAGTCTTTGTACCATCGTGTGATCAAATATTCAATGCAAGCAGCAAGGCTAGGGAAATCAATGAATCCAGCATTGATGGTCACCCATTGACCGTCATACCATTCTTGCGTGGCAGTAGACGTGCCTTGCCCCTTAATGCCTAGGAAATTATTTTTTCCAGATGTGTGCCTACCAAAGCCACTTTCAAGGCAGCATTGTGCTGCAGCGAGCTCGGGGTAGCGAGCGCCGTAATGTCGGGCAAGCTGGAAGCATTCATCCCAGAATGCCCGATTAGAAGGCCACATGGCCTCAGCCCTTAACGCGGAAGACAGTCTTCAAGCCTTCAATGAGAAGCTGGAGCACGTTATTGCTTTTCCAAGGAGAGTGATCAAGAATTTGGTCAGCAGCAGCAATAAGAATGCCACCAATTACGAACCATTCTGCGCCGCTCATGACGAACAATGCGAGGGAGTATATAAATAGCCTAGCGTTCAATCTCTAAACTGCGCACTCTTGTTTCAATGTCACTCATTTTATCAGTGAGCGCACTTAATTTCTCTGTGACACTTTCAATTTGTACAGCCACTCTTGCTTGCTGCGTGCCCACGGCAATAAGCATTGCCCCTGTGGACAGCAACATTCCGGCGGTTATGGTCGCCACAAAGTTAGCCAGACCGTCCTTGAAACTGTCCATAGCCAAAGGTCAATAATATTATTCTACGAAATTCACCAGCAAATGTTTCGCGTTAGATTGTCCTCAAGACAATTAAATAGTGCCATGCTTAGTGCGAATGGTCCTGATGAGCTGCTTTATTCTCTCATTGAACTTCGCCCTGGGGATGCAAAACGGAGATTTCGCAAGAGCATTTTTGAGGACTATTTCCTGAGGGGGCCTTTCGGCCAATGTGCATGTGCCTACTGTGGCACCTGGAACGAAAAGCTTACCATTGACCACATTGTCCCTAAGAGTAAGGGAGGCCCTCATTTCAGTCGATGGAACACCATTCCGGCATGTCGATCCTGCAACATCTCTAAGCAGAACTTGCCAGTGTTTGAATGGTGGCGGCCCCAAGATTTCTGGACCGAGGAGCGGGAAGAAAAGCTGATGGCTTGGGTGTATTGCAATAGCTTTGTCAGCGCTCACACTGACCAAAAGGATCTTGAGGAATGGTGTGAAAAGAAAGGCCTGGTGCTTCCTGTGCATCAACGCATTTCCCATGAAAAAGGCCCCGTTTGGGGCCTTTGTTGCAATGCTGCTTAGCCTTCCACTGGAGCAAAGGTGATCTGCTTGCCTGGTAAGTCGTAACGAATTCCAGGAACTGGTTGCACTTGGCCTGGCATGGGACAAAATCCATCTTTGCAGAGTTCCGAAGAGCCTTCAAGGGCATCAACAGCTTCCTGCTCCGATTCATTCTCCATGGAGAAAATGAGAAGATCAAGATACCAACGACATTTCTTCAAATCCTCGAGGCCATTCTTATCTTCATAGCGCCAAACATATTTGATAATGTTGCCCTTCAGGAATCCCCTGAAATCATCTTTGTCCATTGAAGCTTCAATGGCTTCAATGCATTCAATGCCACCATTCTTGGCATAGTGGCGAGGGTTGTTTACGGGATCGTGCATGATTAGAAGGATGCTTGGTGGAGATCGAAAGCCTCGAAGGCCTCTTTGAACAATGGACGGGCGAGCATGGAAAGAGCTTGAGCGTAGGCTTGGATTTCGCCTTGGCTATCAGCTTTGTCCCGCAATGAAATGAAATGCAACAAAGCTTGTAAGCTGCAGGTCCAAGTGAAGCTGGTATACATACCAACGGGCAGAATGCCTCGTGCCTGTTCTTTGCTCACGCCTAGCGTCAGGAGGGCCTTGTAGGCCTGCTTGGCCTGCTCCAGGGCCTTGGCGTATTCGATCATCGCCATCTGGTTTGAGGGCTCTTCTAGGAGGCCATCAGAGGCCTGCTTATTGCTGGCGCTTTGCTGACGAAACTCACGAGGCATGTAGAACAGATCGTCGTCAGCTTCGCAATAGCGAAAGCTTTTCTCGTTCCAACCAAGAGTGTCGTTAGCGAAGGTGCCACCAATGACATGCTTCCACCATTGCCGACAAACGAATAATGGAGCCTTCACTTGCCATTTAGTGACCACACCACGAAATGGACTGGTGTGTTGATGCTTGACGAGATAGTTCAGAAGTTTCTGGTCCTTATCGGACCATTCGCTACTGCTTTGGTCAAAGCTTTGACGAGCATCGCAAACGATGTCAAGGGAGCTTCCCATCCAGTCAATGAGACGCACCATGCTGATGCCGTCCATCAGCGGGTCAATGTTGGCCATCATTCAGATTTATTCGTGGCAAGTAGAAAACGAAAAGTGGCGACAATCAAAACCCAGTTCCAAAAATTTAATGAAAAAGCGGGAACCAGCAAGCCCGCACAAATGCTTACAAGCCATGCTTGCAAGCACAGCGTGCCAAAACCTACAAGCAGCAAAGCAATGGTTTTGGAAAGGTCTTTAAGCAGGTCGTCAGTTGTCTTGGTAAGCACTGGTGATCAGCGAGAGTGGCCGAAGTCGTTGCAAACTGATTGTAGGAGCAATGTCCGTAGTGGAATGCCAGCGTACTTGTGCCTTCCTGGCCCGTCCACTTGCATCAAAGCCTTCAATGGTGCCAACAATGGAGGAGGGCATCCATCCAGCGGCTGTACGTTGTACGTACACCACTTGTTGCCCAGGGAGCCATTCATGGTTGCGAGGCGTGCGAGGGAGCTTGTAGGGGCGGTAGCCCACCCCGCATTTTACGGCATCCTTCCCATCGTCCACCTTATAAGCAAACCGCTTGCCAAATTGCCGCATGGCTAGGCTAAACGAAATGAAGAGAGAACAATGTCCAGGATGTTTTCCATTCCAGTAGGATTAAACTACAACGGACGGGAATGCATTGCTGCCATGGGGCCATTTGAACGGAGCATGGAAAGGGACTTTGCCCTTGTTGCCAACAAGAAAGCTCTTAGCGAATGCAATGATCTGGAGAAGCTGCGTCAAGTGGCTTGCATGATGATGGAAGGTTGGAGCAACATGCAGGAAGCCATGACTGCCTTGGTGAAGGAAAATCTTGAGCTGCGTCAAGCAATGCAATTGCAAGAGCACGACTTGCGAGCTGCTGATGAGCTACTCATGGAAGCTGCTGATGCAGTTAACAACTTTGCAAAGAAGCAGCAATCCGCTCAAGCCAAAAAATTTCCTTGGCCGTTTGGCTGGTAAGAAGATAAACTTTCCATCCTCCCATGGTGGCAAGATTGAACTTACGAGCATCGCGCTCGTAACCAGAGCCAGTTACGTGCCTGCCCCTGCTGAACGTGCCCCCTTGTATTTCAATGAGGCTTTGGGAGGGCAGATGAGCGAAGTCTGCCCTGTAGCGTTTTGACCGCTTGCTTTTTGCATAGCGCTCTTGAAAATCAGCTTCCCATGTTGGCACGTCACTGAATTCTCTGATCAATGGGAGGCCAGGGAAGTGGGCTTGCCAAAGGCCGAGGAACTGATCTTCAAGAGCACTCACGGTCTATACGGCAGCGAATGCTACGCTAGCGCCTTGGTTCTGATACTTGCCATTGCCATAGCTTTGGGCGGCTTCTGAACTAAGGCGAGCAAACATCACTTGCACTATCCCTTCATTTGCATAGATGCGCACTGGAAAAGCCAAGGGATTGACAATGCAAATAGTGAGATGGCCAGACCAGCCAGGCTCAATTGGCGTAACGTTAATGATGGTCCCTTGACGCGCATACGTTGACTTCCCATCTGTGATGCCCATCACATTGTTAGGCATCGAGATGCGTTCAAGACTAACGCCAAGCGCGTAGGAAAAGGCAGGAAGAACGAAAAACGTGCTGCCGTTTTCTTGACAAGGCTTTTGCTCCTCCATGAGCTCCGTATCGAAGTCCTTCACATCAAGAGGAACGCCCTTGCTCACGCTGTTGTCAATGACCATGAAGCCTTCTGGAGAAAGGCGCAGATCGTAACCAGCATGAGATAGGCCATAAGACAATGCTTTCGTACCATTGTCCAGCTCGCGACGCTTTTCTCCAGTGAAAGGAAAAATGATGTCGTTTTCAGCGAGAATGCTAATTTGCTTGTCGTTAAGAAGCACTGTTTGAAGAGCGATTGAACAGACTCAGAGCGAGCCAAACTAAAATCGTGGCAGGCCAAAAGGGCACAGACGGCCAGATTGCCTGAACCGCCCATGCCCCTAAACAAGCCAACCCGAAAGTAATTCCAAGGGCTATGCCTACTGCCAGAAGGTAGATAGCCCAGTCCTTGGAATCTCGGGAGTGCTTCATTGTCAGAAGAGATCGTCGCTGGATGAAGACGAAACGCTAACGGCTTCGCCGTTTTGCCAGAAGGAAGAATAAGCTTTGGGGCTATTCTCCATCTTATTGACGGTTACTTGCCCCTTGAAATGAGGAGCAGTGTCCTTATCACGCTTGTCGTTGTTCCACAGTGCCACGCGGAAGCTGTAGTTTCCTTGTACATTGGGACCAGCCTTTTTGGCTGCGTTCAGAATGTCGGGGGTGAGATCGACAGTACCGCTGAAAACGGGAAGATTGCCAGAGGGCATTGAGTGTTCCTCAAAAGGAGAGTGGTCGGCCCTGGACGGGCTCTAGAAGCATAGCCGGTATGGACGAGGAGTCAAGCTCCACGATCCATAGAAATGGTTAAGGGGCGTCCACCTGGGTAGTGCTCAAGAAAATACTGCTGCGTTTTCTGAGCCATGATGCCTGCCTGCATAGCAAGGTCAGTGCCGTCAAGGCTTACGATTTGTGCCTCCTGTCCTTCGCCTGTATCCGGGTCGTAAATGGCGATGGCGCAATGTGCTTCATTGATTTCGATGCCGTACATCTGTTCAATGGCTTGGGAATAAGCTCCGAGCTGCATGCGATAGTCACCTAGTTGCGTGTCAGGCTTTTGCTTGTAGCTTGTCTTCCAATCGAGCAAGGCAATATTGCCATTGCCCATAGTGGCAAGCATGTCAAAGGTACCTGAGTAGCCAGTTTCAGTGGAGGGACAATACCAGGCAATGGCACTCTCTACAAGGAGAGGGCTAGCTACGCCAGTCAGAAAGCTAGCAATGCTGTCGAAATAAGGAACGAACAATGGATGGGAATCAAGATGGCAGTTGATGTCCTCGCCGTTCCAGAAATCCTCTAGCACGCCATGGAGCCAATTGCCACGTTCTACGGCAGAGCGTGTGCGACGATTCGCTTCTTCATTGCCCACTTTCCTGCGCCAGTTCATGAGAGCTGCAATTTTGCCAGGCGGAGAACACGCGCTCGCAATAGTCGTCACAGAAGGCAAAACAAACCCTTCTGGAACATTGGGAAAATCGTTGAGCAGATAGTAACGCTTTTTCTGAATCTGGAGCCGGTTGGGCTCGTAACGGGGGAGCGCTGGCATCTGAAGGGCTGCGAGACATAGATCGTAACAGGCCATTGCTCATTTTTCGTTCATGTCCCAAAAGTATTCACAACCTTCCTCCTTCATCGGAGGGGCGGCGAAAAAGCTTTGCCAGCGATCAGCAGGAGCCATGAAGCGCCAGCACTGTTCTTTAATGGGGCATCCTTCCCCATTACACATTGCAATGTCGGGCATGTTGATTTTATTGGCGAGTTGAAGAAGAAAGATCCGGTCAGATAAAGGATTGTTTGCAATGGTCTCCAGCATGGCAGCAATGCGACGATCACTGCCAAGCGTTTCTTTAGGGAAGCTCCAGAAAGCTTCGTGGCAAGCATCAATCAGGGCACGATGATTTTGCATTGCGACGTGCAAGATTTTCTTGACGATCTTGTTCCATCATCTCGTATTCATCTACTATTCCTCCTATGGCACTCATCACTGTAGTTTCCAGAAAACCATAGCTCAGGAGAAACTGTTTGAAATGCTCAATGATCTCAGAGCAGCAAATGTTCTGAAAAGAGTAGGAAACTTTAGTCGTTCCTTCTTCGTAGAGGAAAGTGAAACAAGTCATGGAAGAATCAAACTCGCGATTAAAAGAATAGTCCATCCAATGACAATGGCAATGAGGGAAATGAGAAGGAACAATCCGAGGGGATCATTCGCCAAAAAGGTGGGGAGGAATGCTAGCAAGAGGGAGTCCATCTTCGTCAATACAAAGAGAGCCAGCAAAGGCCCGCACTAAGCGGGCCGCTGCCAGATCTACTGCTTTTTTGCTACGAAAGCCTTCATGCCTTCAATCATTGCTTCCGTATCCTCTAGGCCACGGATGGCATTGATCTCCTCGGTCATCTCAGCTTTGCTGATAGCAATGCTTTCCTGCTTGGCCCATAGGGTCATCATTGCAGCCACCACATTGCCGAACTGCTGCCAGCTCTTCACTTCAGTGGCACGGGTCAAGCCGATGCTTTCCAGGGCAGCCTTGCCAGATGCCATGGCAGCTTTCTCGTCGGCATATTTCAGAGGGTTGGCCTTGCAAACTGCTGTGAGAGCAGTTTTTGCGTCGAAGGGCTCAGCGGACCCTGTATCAGCGGTGGCAACAGGCCCTTCGCTTCCAGAAGTAGCAGCGCTTTCTTTAGGGGCAGTCTTGGCGCGTGCGGGCGCCTTGAGCGTGTCCTGCTGGGGCTTCGGCGCGTCCTCCTTGGGGATGTCTTCTCCTGCATAGAGACGAAGGCCCAGGCCCGTGAACGTAGCAATTGCCTTGACGCTGGCACGCTGGATGTTGTCACTAATGGCACGACCGTCGAGCTGTTGGATGGAATTGTGCTTACGGTCCATCACAGGGAACACCAGGGCGGGCGTGCGCTTGATGCCGTCCGTCAGATAGGGGCGAAGGATGAAAGCGCCAGGCTCGCCGAACACAGGCCAGCCAATGGTCTTCTCTTCAAAGGCCACAAACAGCGTCGGGAAATGCTCCTTTAGGTAGCGAAAGGCAAATGGCCACGACAGATAGGAAAGACCTTTGTAGTCCTTCTCAATGTGAGGGCCAATGTCGGGCGTGTCATAAGCATTGCGAAATGCTTCTGCAGTGATCTCTAGGGGAGCAAAAATGCCAAGAGCGCGTTCTGTCATTGCCTGTTTTGCGGAGTCTTCCATGCTGGAAAAGTCGGAGGGGGAATAAGTGAGAAAGGTGTGGTTCATTCTTCAGGAAAAGCGAAATGCCAATCAAGAAGATACTCTTCGCTTTCTTCGTCAAACGAAAGATTCAGGCCAACCACGGCCAAACCAGTATCAGAAAGGAAGCAATCAAGACAATGAGCCACATTAAAGTCCATTTCTTTCATGCGAGCATAAAGCTCAGAAGTGGTGAGATTTGGCATTTCCATCATCCCAAATGCGCCACTGCTTTGTAGCCACGGCTCAAGGGATTGTATTCGCCATACATGATGACAAACATCTTGTCCGGATTTTCATTCTTCGTGATCAGACTATCGCCAGGGAGTGGCCAATCGTTGATCACTCTCACATCAGTGGGCTCCTCGAGGTATTCAGGATCGTAATTCTCAGAAATTACGCCTTCCTCCCATAGGATCTTCACTTCTGTGTTTCCATAGACCAAGAGGAATTCCTCGCAGGCAAGTTTAAGCTCGGAAACTTTCATAATCCTCAATGGTTGTTTCAGAAGTGGAATGGTCTTCAACCAAAGAGAAAGCGCCATCAGACAAAGAGAAGCCTCCTTCCCAAGCTGGAGTGGTGCGAATGAGACGTTCTACTGTCTCACTCAGGCTCTGCCTGGCATCGTGAGCAATGTTCTTTAGATGGGCGTATGCCGTATCTGTGATGGTGAAGTGGCGGCTCTTCTTGGGCTCGCCGTGGTCAATTGTCATAGAACATAGCGGCGAGGAGGTAGCCAGCGGTGAAGCCAAATGCTGCAGCCAGCAGAAACTCCATGGTTTGTCTTGCGAGGGACACGGCCAATATAGCCGTTATGGCCAGTCGGTCAAGGCTTGAGGGCGCTGAGCTTTGTAAAGAATTGCGAAGGGCTCGCCACGACTGCGTTTTGCTGCTAGAACAGCCCCATCTCCACCTCGCCCATGGCCTTTTCCATCCTCGACCACCTCGCCAAGCTGGAACCGAGCGACCATCACGGCAAATACATCTGCCCTGCCTGTGGCGGCAACGACTTGTCCGTAAACGAAGGCAATGGGGCGTACAACTGTTTCAATGACGACTCGGCCAAGCATCGTGCTGAGATTCGTAACATTCTTGCACCTCTAGATAGGTGGGAAAGGCCCCTTCGTGAAGCTTCTTCCTATGTATTTGCCTATCAGAATCGAGATAAAGAAAAAGTCATCAATGTAATCAGGGACGATTCTTCTGGCAAGAAAACCATTCGCCAGGACTATCCGACTGTTCCCAAAGAAAGTGGCAAACGTAAAGCTGCCATTGATCAACTTCGCAAGAACATTCTTCCCTATCGTTACTACGAAGCCGTTGAGGCTTCAGAAGCTGCTGGTCTTCCCATCTTCATTGTCGAAGGCGAACTCACTTGCGATAGCCTTTGGGAGATTGGTCTCCCATCAATTACATTTCTTGGTGGCAGTGGTCAGTATCGCGCCAACGGCGACTATTCCCAACTGTTTCGTGGTAAGAAGGTAATTCTCTGCCCTGATCGTGACGAGCCTGGCGTGGCTCTCATGAAGGAAGTGGCTTCAGATAATCCTGGAGCACAATGGCTTTATGCTGAGCCTTCTAATTTTGAATGGGAAAGCCTCCCCCAGAAGGGAGGCTATGACTTAGCTGACTGGCTAGATGATGGCGCTGATCAAGAAACCATTCTTGCTTCCATTGTTTCAAAAGATCGTCATGAAGGCCGTGATGGCATTCCTTCATTTGAGGAGATCATCTCCACTCTGGAGCGTATGGTTGGCCTTTACGGTAACGACGCTCGCATTGCTTTTGAAGCTCGCCAATGGATGGAAAGCCATGGCATCAAACTGAACGCACAGGAAACCGAGAAGCTGCTTGTTGAAGCACGCGGGCGTGTTCATGGTCGAGAGGAAATGGAAATCCTCGATGCGAAGAGCATTGCACAGTCAGAAGATTCTCGTAAGTGGACCATTGCTGGCATCCTTCCTGAAAGCAGTGTGATGCTGCTTGCAGCAGCTCCTGGCAGTGGCAAGAGCACCATCTTGTACAACTGGGCATTGCACGTGGCAACTGGCAAGGATTGGAGCAATCGTCGTTGCAAGCAAGGCAAAGTGCTCGTCATTCAATGCGACGAGCCTGTGGTTGATGCTGCTGAGAAGCTGCAGATCATTGGTTACGACGATGACACTCTCGACAATGGGATGATTGATTTTATTGATCGCTGGCGCTTTAGCAACATCCCCCAGCTCCTTTCGTATGTGCAGCGCCATCACCCTCAGCTCATCATGATTGATAGCCTCACCTCCTGCTTAGCTGGCATGGACGTTGATCTCATCCGTTCTGATGCTGGTAATTGCATCTACGAGCTGCGTGACATTGCCAATCAATATGGCTGCTCCATTGTCATTCTCCACCACTTGAACAAAAGTGGTGGCATTCGTGACAGCTCCAGCTTTGAAGCCAACGTTAGTGAAGTGGTGAAGCTCTATCGCACTGACAATAATCCAGATTCAACGCAGTTTGTCTTTGAATGGACCAAGAGTCGGAGTGGCTTGGCTGGTAAGCATTTCATGCAGCGTGATCCTTCCACTTATGGCTGGTACTACAAAGGCCCCGTGATTGGTGGCAACGAGGCCCTTGACAATCTGGTGAATATGATCAACTCGCGCAAGCATGAGCGTTTTGATCGCAGTGGTGCTGCCAAGGCCTCAGGGGCATGGGACACGACAAGCGTGGGGCGCCTTCTCGAAGTGGCACGCCGCCAGGGGCTTGTTGCCACGAGTTTCAACGTGGGGCCTAATGGTGAGCGCACCAGGATGTACCAAAGCTGGGCCTACCAAGAGCCCGATTTTGATTTCACCCCGCCACCAGATGCTCCCATGATGGCTGTCAATGAAAGTCTTCCTAAGCAGGAAGACAATGACGATTGGTTCTGACGCAATAGGAGGGAGGCTCTATTGCTAGCCTCCCCGCTGCTTACCGTAGCGAGCAGCTTCATTCAGTATAGGCAAATAAAGAGCGGGGCCTGATGGCCCCTTTTCTTTTGCCTTGCGCCAGTTCTGGAATTGGCTGTCTTGTGAAAATTTGGTGGTCATGCGTATAGTGGTCACGGAAAGTCCCGAGCGCAACCCAAAATCCAGCGCTCGCCTCTCCAGCCCTCAATGGCATGGCCAGCCAGGGCGAGCGGAGCCCCAAAGGGCGAAGCGCCTCGATCACCAGGCCAAGATTCCCTAAAAAGAACAGGCCAAACGAGGCCTCAAATCTCCGCCCTGCCGATCAAGCCAGAGTGGAGCCCCAAAGGGCGAAACGTTCAAGCCAGAAGGCAAAAGTAGCCTTCAAAGAAAAAGAAGGCTTGTAGTATTACAAAGGACATTCCTTTAGCAATGCTTAATCCGCCTAAGCCAGTAGATATGCTTCCCTTGCTGGAGCACAATGGCATTGAAATTGTGCCGATTGTTCATTACGGATTTTCTCGCTCGAACAAAGGGCCGCAACCAGCGGCCCGAACAATCTATGGAGCACGTGATAGCAAGAACGAACGCCACTGGCGTTCCACTTTGAATCAAATTCACCAGCTAATTGATTCAGGCTTTGACATTATTGAGCCCGAGCAGATCAATGCGTGAATTCTGTACCAATCCAAAGGATTGCATGGCCCTTGCGTATGAGCGTGCCGTCGATCATCAGATGGATCCCGTAGGACTTGATGCTGCCTACGCTGAAATTGTTGATAGCTTCCATAAAGAAATGGAAGAATTCATTAGGAAATATTGCCCGAAACGTCTGAATGATTTCGACGATCTACTTGAGAAAGCTTTCTGGCAGTATCATTGATAGTCAGGAACGGGGCACTATTGTGCCCCTTCGCTTTATGGAAAACACTTCACGAGCATTGTCAGAAGAAGAATGGGACGAGCTGTGCTCGTTAAAGACTGCTATTGACGAGAGTCCAGCCACTGTCGTGGCTTCCAAGATGGAGCGCTTCACTGAGCTATTTGTTCGTACTCTCCATGGAAAGGGAGATACAATGCGAGAAGCTAGTCTGTAGAGAATGCCTCGTCCTGAAATCGAATTTGATTCTCCAGAAGAAGAAGAAGCCTACGCACGCAAAGCTCTCCTGAAAGCTGGTGTTCCTGAAACTCAATACGATGCCATACGAGAGCATAAGTCCAGCGGTGGCACGCATGGAGTGGGAGTATATACAAAGGATATGCTTGGCCTAAGGCGATGGATGGTACAAGAGCTTCTTGCTGCATCAATGAGCAATCGCCAGATTGCGAATGTTCTCAAGCTCAGCAAAGAAACTGTTAATGGTGATCGCCATTTCAACAGGGCTCTCTACACGCAAGAGATCCTCAAGAATCAGGATACGCACAGGGCGCGTCTCCTGAAAGAGCAAATGGACCTAAAAGAACTGGCTCTAGATAGTTTTGAGAAAAGCAAACGTAAGAAAACGATTACCATCATGGACGGTGGTGACGATGGTGGCAAAGAAATAGTGAAGATGGAAGAGAGCGCTGGTGATGCGTCGTTCCTCAACGTGGCGAAGAACTCCCTGGTGGAACAAGCTAAGCTACTCGGCCTGAACGAAATGAAGCCAGCAGAAAGCCAAGACACTTCCTATCGCACTTTCTTGAAAGACTTGTCTTCCACCATTGAAAAAGAAAAGGAAGCTAAAGCCACTGAAGAGCGTAGGGAGAATGCCCTCCCTGCATCCGCCACTGCCATCAGCTTCGATGCTGAGCAGGAAAACGAGCCGCTTCCTGACACCATTCCTTTACAAACAATTAACGAAAACGACTATTGACAATGGCGCCGCAAGTCGGCATTATTGACGAAATGCTTCCTTGCATTGGACCAATTCGCCTCCGTTGACGATTTCCTGCGCCAAGCAGTGGCAGCTAAAAGTGGCAAGCGGGAGGCCATTGGAGCTTCCATTGCGCCCCACCTCCAGGACACGGGCACAGTCGGTATTCCGCCAGAACTGGCTAAGACCATTGAGCTGATGCTCCAACGCTACGGCGATGAAACCTACCGTCAATTGGCACTGTTCTGCCTAGGCAAATGGTTTGAACTTCACATTGGCATGTTTGAGGAGCTGATTGGCGACGAGCCCAGCATGGGCTGTTCGTGCTTGATGGACTCCACTCGCATTGCCGATGCTCTCCATTTGCTCTCAGAAATCAATAGCATTGGAGGCGATAAGGATTGGCGCGTCATGCTTGAGAAAACTCTTAGTCAACACATCCTTGAAGAGCTTGAAGAGGAATGTTGGTGATGCCCTCCACTTGCCGCACCTATTTAATTACCACTGCTGAAGGAAAGAAAATCGCCCTTGGGGCGATTTCTGCCAAACAAGCAGAGCATTTCATTCTCGTGATGTGTCCCAATACAAAGGTGGCGCTCATTGAAGAAATCAAGCCTCTTCCAGAAGATTGGGAACCATGACTTATTCTTCTTTCTCCTTACTGCCATTGTCATTCCATTGCAATGACAAGAGCGGCCATCTTCGCATTGGAAAGTACTGTTTTAAATGGAGGAATAGTTTTCTTCTTGGTTCTATGTATGACGGGTTTGGCGAGAGTCGCTTGATTCTCGGGGCTCGTTCATTCAGCTTTGGTCAATTTCGCTTCTTTTGATGATGGACTGCCAGCTTTCGTTTGTTGAGCATTCTCTTCCTCGCATGGTCCACATTTGCATTCCGCCTCAGCTTCAAGAAGACGTGAGAGCCTTGGCCATGGAACAGCCTCCCGTGCATCCTGCATGGCACAAGGCCCAGTCTAGGGGAAGGCATTTTGTCATCACCACCAATGATCTAGATGACATTACGGAACTGGCTGACTTCGCCCGTACCAACATCGAGGAGCCTGACGGGCCAGTGAGCAAGCCCAAGAGGCAGGCCTATCAAATCCTGCTGGACCGTGCCTTCAGGCACGCTGAGCTGGAGCCTATGGGCGCCTGCCATGCCATTGCTACGAAGTGGCGGGACAAGCCCCTGCCTACCACCAAGAATCTGAGCATTGCCACGCAGGCTCTTCGCAAGCCCAGGCAAAGGGCAATGTAACGAAATGTGACAAGCAGGACCAGGCCCCCTTGATGGGGGCCTTTTTGCTGGCATACTTTCCTCATGCGACGGCGAACGTCGCTGGCCCTCTGCTTCACCATCGTGCCTTCTTCTGTTTCCTTTAATCACATCCTGCCAGGCAAAGGCGTTAGTGCCTTCAAAGACGGCGAAATGCTAATGAGCTTTGGCAAGCCCATGACCACTCGTTATTTCGATGCCAATGAACTGCAAGAATACATTTGCACTCTTGAAAAGGCTATTGACGAAGAGCCTAATTTTATTCAACAATGTGCGCTGCAACGCATTCGTTGTGCATTTGTTTCAAGCCTTGACATGCTGAAAGAAAACCATGAAGAGCTTTGCAAAGAAGCACCTTCTGGGGCTGACTTTGAAGAATATCTGATGAGCTATGCCAAAGCTGTCAAAGGAGGAGAAGTGTGAACCCTAGGGATCTTCTTTCTGACGCCATTAACGCTTATTTGAACGATGAAAACGAGGACACTGGAGAACGGTTCAGTAGAGATCTTGCCGAGCTTTTGGCAGAAGATCGTGACTATCACCTTCGGCAATCTCGTGCTCTCCTTGACATTATCATCAGGATCTATGGCAAGTAACAATGATCCCAAGCTTGATTGGGACCATGACAAGCGCACTGTCATGCATCTTGCCACGGCAAAGCTTGAGCAAAAGCTTCGCTACTGGCGAGAGAAGGAGCAAGAGGAAATCCTCAAGCGCTATCGTCTCATCACTTCCATTTGACCATGACTGACAATTCTTTTCCAATGGCCCCACCGTTAGAACTGGTGGAACAGTGGGTAGCCGAAATCTGGCACGAAGGGACCCCAGTTCGAGTTGCACTTAGCGACAACTTCATCGCCACCCACGCCGCCCAATGGGGCGCCGACCAAGAACTATTAGCTTGTGGAAATTATCTCAAACAATGTGCTGCATGGGAGGAAGATGATGTAATTGAGTTTTATAATTATCGCCGCCCCAAGCCACCAAGCATGAAGGAGCAAGCATTAAAACGTCTTGCAGAAGCAGAACTCACATTGATTGTTGATCCCGATGGAACCATCCGCCGCGCCCTGGAATCGATCCATGACTGACCACCTCACCTCCCGCGCCCAACGCCTGATTGACGAGTTCGAGGAGGGTCAAAGCGTTCGCCATGGCATTGCCAAGGTGCTAACGCATCTGGCCTATGCCTTTGAGACGATCTGCGAGGGCGACGGCGAAAGCCTGATTGGCGTTCCGGTGTCAACGCTCGATGAGCTTGCCGCCGAACTCACCGCCCCCACTCTGCTCGACCGCGCACTAGACGGCGATAAGGATGCCGCTCGCCAATTCCTGCACGAAGCCGGCTTCACCGATGAATTCGGCCAGCTCAGGCCGCCTTACCGATCGGAGGATCTGAACGATGACTGATCACCACTTCATCATCCCGCCCCGTGAGTTAGTAGAGCAATGGGCTTCTGAAAAAAACTACGACGAACGTGATTGGCTTTATGAATTACATATCGCCAATCGTGCCTCCCAATGGGGTGCCGACCAGCAACTTGAAAAAGATGCAA